CAGTCAAACAGGTTTCTTGATCGAGAGGGCGCGGCACACTTCCGCACCGAGAAAGAGGTTCAAGAGCGAGAACGAGATCACGTTCGGCGAGAGATCGAGAACGCGCTCGAGCCTGGCGACCTCCCGATTCACCGAGCGGCGAACGTTTTCGGCGGCGCTCACGAGCGCCTGAAGTTCGGGCGGCTCGGGCTTGAACCCGCCCGCGACGATCTTTTCAATCGAGCGGTGAACGGCTCGGAAGGTGAACACATGCCGCTTCGTCTCGTCGTCGACGAGTTCGAGCGAGTTCCGATAGGTGAATTCGAACGCGCTCACGCCCACACCTCACGGGCGGCGGCGCATGCCTGGCGCACGGACTCGAGGATCTCGATCTTCTCGAAGGGGCGCGAGTGCGAGATCGACGAGGTGAACTCGGGCGCGGTTTCGAAGCGCTTCGTGTGCGTGCTCACGTAGGCGACGAAATCACCGACGCGAACCGTGAACGCGTAGGGGTCCGCGCCCGGTCCCGTGCTGAACGCTTCAACAACCGAGTAGCGGCGGCCGTCGATCTCGACTTCAGGCTTTGCGTTCGAGAACGCGGCCCGCGACGCCTGGCGCTTGTCGAAGTCGGCTTTCATTTCCGCGAGAATCGTTTCGGCGAGCGACGAAGTGTTTTTGTTCATGACGAATAGATAAATCACTTCACCCCTAAGTGTCAAGAGAATCGAAAGCCTTTCGGTCGATTTCTAGGTTTACCGTTAGGTTTCGCACACTTGCGCGGGCATTCGAAACGCTCGATCCTGTGGGCATGGAACGGGTTCGACGTCTCGATCGTGCGTCTTTTTCGCGGGCTCAAAAGCTCGACAACGGAATGATCCGCGCTCCCGCCCGCCTGACACGGGTCGGCGTTTTCACCTACTTGCAAGCCGACGGCAAGACCGTGAAAGAGCTTCGGCTTCCTGAAGAGGTGTTCGCGCCCGAGTCGCTCGCGAGTTTCGAACTCGTTCCGCTCACCGACGATCACCCGCGAGAGGGGAACGGCGCGGTCACCGCTGAGAACGCGAAGCGGCTTTCGGTCGGTGCGGTCGCGAACGTTCACCGCGACGGTGAAGATCGAAACTATGTCGCGGCCGAACTCATGGTTCACGATGCGGGCATGGCGGCCGCCGTCGAAGCGGGCAAGCGTGAGGTTTCGTGCGGCTACTTCTGCGATCGTGAACCCGCCGAGCCTGGCTCGAGCTACCGCGACCCCGTTACGGGCGACGTCGAGAGTTACGATTTCGTTCAGCGGAACATTCGCGGGAATCACGTTGCGGTTGTTCAGGTCGGCCGCGCGGGACCCGAAGCGCGGATCATGCTCGACGCGAGCGACGCGATTCAGGTAGATTCAACCGTTGTTCGAGTCACTTCGACTCAAAACACCTCGGGCACGCCCGAACGAAAGGCAAACGAAATGCTGAAGATCACGATCGACGGCGTGACCTACGAGGTCGCGCCTCAAGTCTCGGAAGCTCTCACGAAGGAACGGAAGATCAACGCCGACATGATCGACGCGCTCAAGAGCGAGGGCGTGAAGGTGAAGAGCGATCTCGACAAGGCGACCGCACGCGCCGACGCGCTCGAGTCCGAAAAGAAGACCCTCACCGAGAAGCTCACCGCCGCCAGCGATCCGAAGGCGATCGCTTCGGCCGTGAGCGAGCGCGTCGCCCTCGAAGGCACCGCGACCGCGCATGGCGTGAAGTGCGACGGGCTCTCGAACATGGAGATCCGCAAGGCGGTGATCGTGAAGCTCGACGCTTCCGTGAAGCTCGACGGCAAGAGCGACGACTACGTGATCGGCCGCTTCGAGCATGTGATCGCGCAACCCGCGAACACCGCCGTCGGCAAGGTCACTCTTCCCGCCGCGACCGTCAACGCCGACTCTCTCGTGAAGTCGAGCGAAGAGCGCCGCGCCAAGTACAACGCCGAGTTCTTCAAGCCTTCGGCGAAGTAAACCCCTCACTCTTTCCTGAAAGGAAAACGAAACCATGTCGCAAACCGCATACCTGACGCAAATGGCGACCGCCTACGAGGGCGGTCACGGTCAACTCGAGAAGGTGATTTCCGCTCGCAACAACTCGGGCGCGGAAATCCCGCACGGTCGCGCCGTCGTGTTCGACACTGGCGCGGGCACGACCGAACTCGCGATCAAGCTCCCGTCTCTCGTGTCCGACGTCATTCTCGGCGCGCTCCTGTATGAGCACTCGCACGAAACGGGCGCGGGCAACGGCATTCCCGCGAACGGCGTCGGCTCGATCGTGAGCCAGGGCGAGATCTGGATGTTCACCGAGCAAGCGGTCGGCCCCGCCGATCCCGTCTTCGTTCGCTACAACGCCGCTGGCGGAACGGGCACCTCGCCCGCCGTCGGCCAGGTCCGCAAAGACGCCGACACCGCAAAGGCGGTCGCGGCGACGAACGCTCGCTTCCGTACCACGGCGGCCGCTGGCGGGCTCGTTCTCGTCGAATGGAACGCGCCGTAATTCACTGAACCGCTGATCACCTGAAAGGAAACGAAACCATGTTCATGCACCTCGACGCGGTTCAGACCGCGTTTTTCACCCGGCAACTCGAAGATCTCGATACGCAAATGTACGAGGTCAAGATCGCCGACCTCGAAGCTCGACAACTCGTCGACGTGAAGCCCGTCGCCATCGGCGCGGAGTCTCACACCTACCGTCAGTTCGACAAGCGCGGCGTCGCCAAGATCATGGCGAACTACGCGACGGGCTCGCCCCGCGTCGACGTCGACGGGAAGGAATACACCTCGAACCTGAAGAGCGTCCGAACCTCGTTCGGCTACTCGATTCAGGAGATCCGAAACGCCCAATTCGCGGGCGTGCCTCTCGACGCCATGAAGGCGATGGCGGCGCGGCGTGCGATCGACGAGAAGCTGAACGCGATCGCGCTTCTCGGCGACACTGAGTTCGGTCTCGTCGGTCTCTTCAAGCAAGCCAACGCGCAGACCTACACGGTCCCCGCCGACGGCACGGGCTCGAGCGCCCTGTGGGCGAACAAGACGAGCGATCTGATCCTCCGCGACATGTTCGGGATCGTCGATCAGATCCCGACCGTGACCAACGAAGTCGAGAAGCCGAAGCGGTTGCTTCTGCCCTACTCGCGCTTTCGTCTGATCAACTCGAAGCGCATGGGCGCGGGCGACGGCACTCTGACCGTGCTCACGTTCTTCAAGACCCAACGCCCTGACATCGAGGTGCGCGGCGCGCTCTACCTCGACACGGCGGGCGCGGGCTCGACGGCCCGCATGGTCGCCTACGACCCGAACCCCATGAACGTTCAGTGGGCGGTCGCGGTGCCCTTCGAGTCGTTCCCCCCGCAACTCGAGGGCATGGAATACGCGATCGAGTGCCACGCCCGCGCGGGCGGGTGCTTCATGCGCTACCCGCTCACGATGGCTTACGGCGACGGTATCTAAGCCGCCAGGCAAACGGGGCGCTCGAGCAAAGCACCGCTCGAGCGCCTTCGGTGAGGGTTCGAAAAGTTCGAGCCCTGACCGTAGGACCCCAACGCCCCAACAAAAGGATCACACATGGAAAAGGTTTCGATTCTGAACAAGACGGTTTCAGTCCACATGATCGGCCCGATCGAGGTCGGCGGCGAGCAATACGTTCTCCCGCCTGGCGTGCCCGTCTCGGTGCCCCTCGAGTTCCTCGAGAAGTTCGACGGCTCGGTCGTTCTCGCTCACAAGTTCAAGAGCGGCGAACTCGAGTTTCTGAACAAGGCGCAAGAGTCGAGCGCGCTCGAGGAAGCGAAGAACCTCACCGAGATCCTCACCGCCAGCGGTGCCACGATCGAAGGCGGCTCGCCCGCTTCCGCCCCCGCGCCGTAACTGAAAGGGATCGACCGTGGCACTTTGGACGAAGACCGATGTTCGCGCGATCGCCGCTGAAATGAGCGTCGCGAACGGTGTCGCCGACGCCACGGTCGATCTCTACATTTCGATCGCCGATCTGCAAATCGACCCGAGAGTTTTCGGTGACTCGACGATTCAGGCGGGCGCATACCTCACCGCGCACCTTCTGAAAGTCGACGGCTACGGCGCGCCAGGGCAAGGCGCGGGCGGCGGTGCGGCGGGTCCCGTGACCGGGATCACCGTCGGCCGCGTCTCGGTGCAATACGCCGACGCCACAAGCAAGACCGGGAGCGGCGTAAGCGCCGACCTCGCACGCACCCGCTACGGGATCACTTACGCTCGCTTCGTGCGGCTCGCGTTGCCCTCGCCCATGGTGATCTGAGGTCTCGCCCGATGAAAGCCCGCGCGAAGATCACAGATAAGCGGGGCGGGCTCGAGGCTCTTCGAAAAGCGATCAAGCGCTTCGACGCCGACAAGCCCGTCGTGAGAGTCGGGCTTCTCGCCGACGCGAGCGCGAAACGCGACGGCGTTCTGACGAACCCTGAACTCGGAATCATTCACGAGTTCGGCGCGCCGAACGCTGGCATTCCCGCCCGCCCCTTCCTTCGTCCCGCGATCGCAAAGCACACGCCCGAATATCTGAAGTTGCTCGAGGCGGTGCTTAAGCGCGCAATGACGGGCGAAATGGATCACATGCAAGGGCTCGCGTTGATCGGCCAAAAGGCGTCGGCCGACGTGAAGAACTACGTAACGCAAGGCTCGCCGATCCCGCCGCCCAACGCGCCCGCGACCCTGGCTCGAAAGAAGAGCCTCACGCGCAAGGGCTCGACGGGCTCGGTTCGAACCCTCGTCGACACGGGGCGAATGGTAGGCTCGATCTCCTACGTCGTCGAAAAAGGAACCGGGAACAAATGAGTCTCTTCGACCTCTCAGGAATCGTGACCTCGCTCGCAACGCACGCGGTTACCGTGACGCGCTTCGCGGCCGATTCGTTCGGGTCGAACGGCAAGGCGAACGCGCGAAGCGTGGCGTCGACGTTCACCGCGAACATGAACGTTCAACCGGGCGGGCGGAAGCTCGATCGCGAAGACCTTCAAGGCTTCAACGAACGCGACGACCTCGTTACGGTCTTCGGCTACCTCGAACTTCAGAACCGCGATCGGCTCACGATTCCCGGGCTCGGTGACTTCGAAGTCGAGCGCGTCGACGTGTGGACTTCGACGGGCACTTACTGTGAAGCGACGGCGCGCAAGCTCGCCGCGCCCTTCGAGCCGAGGTCTTAAATGAGCGTCGCGAATTGGGATTCGATCGAGAACACGATTCAAGCGCAAGTCGTCGCGGCGACCGGGATTGCGGGCGCGTCGGTGCGTTGGGCGGATCAGTCCCGCGACGCACCCGTTTCGGGAGACTCGGTGCGCCTGGCGCTCTTGTCGGGCGGGCCGATCGGTAACCCCGAAGAGACGGTGATCAACAACCCGACGCCGAGCGCGGGGCAAGAGATCCTCTTGCGGTCTCACGAGCAAACCGAGTTCGACGTTCAGATCGAAGTCTTCACCATGACGCCGACGGGCAACTCGAGCGCCTACGCGCAAGCGAACAACGTCGCCCGCTATCTACAACGCGACGACGTGACCGAAAATCTCTTCGCGGCGAAGCTCGCCCTCGTCTCGGTCGACCGTGTTCAGCGGGTTCCCCGCGTGCTAGAAACTGAGGTTCAGGGGCGGGCGCTTTTCGTGGCTCGTTTCCGAACGCTTGACGGTAGCGAATACGCTACGACGTACATTTCGAGCGCCGAATGGGTCGGCTCTCTCACCTGAAAGGGTTTCTAAATGGCTTCTCTCTCTGACATTGTGACTGTCAACGTGAGCACGCTCACGACGGCGGTCAAGCAACCGGGGTTCGGCGTGCCCCTGATCGCTGATTTCCATGCGCGTTTCGCCGAGCGCGTTCGCTTCTACACGAGCCTTCAAGGCATGATCGACGACGGGTTCACCGTGAACGATGGCGCTTACCGCGCCGCCGCCGCTGTGTTCGCCCAAACCCCGCAAGTGCAACGGCTCGCGATCGGCCGCCGCGCCCTGGCTCCCGACCTGCAAATCGATCTCTTCCCGACGGCGGTCAATCTTCGAACCTACAAGGTCGATCTTCTCGGTCCCGCTGGCTTGACCGCGACCGCTTCGTTCACGTCCGACTCGACGGCGACCGTCGCCGAGATCACGGCGGGTCTGACCTCGGCGATCAATACGGCGGCCGTCGGGATCACCGCGACCGATCAGACGACTTTCGTTCGCCTGAAGGCGGCTTCGGCGGGCTCTCACTTCGCGGCCGCCGCTCAAGATCTCTCGGTCATGACCGCGCAACAAACCCACGCCGACCCCGGGATCGCGACCGACCTCGCGGCGATCGCTCTCGAGTCGTCGGATTGGTACGGGCTCACGCTCTCGACGGGCGGCAAAGCCGAGATCATCGCGGCCGCCGCATGGGCGGAATCGAACAAGAAGTTCGCGGCGTTCACCTCGCAAGACGGCGACATTCTCGCCGCTCCTACGACGGACGTTGCGGGCACGGTGAAGGCGGCGAACGACTTCCGCTCGATCGTCATGTTCTCGAACCGTGGCTCGTTCACGCACGCGGGCGCGGCTCTTCTCGGCGCGACGTTCCCGTTCGACCCTGGCTCGGTGACCTTCAAGTTCCGCAAGCTCGCGGGCGTCACGTCCGACGCGCTCACCGCGACGCAACTCACCAACGCCCGCGCGAAGAACGCCATGTTCTTCACCGACTACGGCGGGATCGCGATTACCGCCGAGGGCAAGACGGCGGCGGGCGAGTTCGCCGACGTGATCCGCGATCGCGATTGGTTCGAGTCGCGGCTTCAAGCGCGCGTGTATTCGGTGCTCGTGAACAACGCAAAGGTGCCGTTCACCGATCGAGGCATTGCCGCGATCGAGGCGGAACTTCGCGCGCAACTGACCGAAGGGATTCAGTCGGGCTTCCTGGCCGACAACCCCGCGCCGATCGTCTCGGTGCCCCTGGCTTCGGCGGTCGCGACGATCGACAAGACGGCTCGCGTGCTCAAGCCGATCTCGTTCACGGCCCGGATCGCGGGCGCGATTCACGCGACCACGATCAGCGGCACGATCACGGTGTAAGAAAGGAAACCTGAACCATGGCAACCAAAACGTACAACTCGAAGAAGGTTCTCGTTTCGTTCGCGGGAAAGATCCTCACTGGCACGATGGACGGATCTTTCGTCACGGCGAGCCGAAACAACGACTCGTTCACGCTCGCGATCGGTTCCGATGGCGAGGCGGCCCGCGCCGCCAATTCCGATCAGTCGGGAACGGTGACCGTGACGCTCATGCAAACGAGCCCGTCGAACGACGACCTCGCGAACCTCATGGCGCAAGACGAACTGACCAACGTCGGCACGGGTGCGCTCTTCGTCAAAGACGCGAGCGGTCGAACGCTCGTGTCGGCGGTCGAAGCGTGGATTCGCAAGCCCGCTGATTCCGAGTTCGCCAAAGAGATCGGCGGCCGTGAATGGACGTTCGAGACCGGGCGTCTCGACATTTTCAACGGCGGCAACTGACGTCAAGCCGATGATCGGCTAGAACCGAGGGCGAGATCGCAAGGTCTCGCCCTCGTTTCATTTCCACAGGAGCAACGCACACATGATCGTTTCGAAAGAAATCACGCTCGACACCTCGAAGGGCTCGGGTGTCTTCACGGTTCCACAACTCGACGGCGTTCGCGCCATGAAGCTCTTCGTTCGTCTCGCGAACAAGGTCGGCCCTGCCCTCTCGAATCGCCAGGCGGGCAACGGCGCGGCGATGATCGCGGGGCTTCTCGAGAAGGTCGATCCCGAGGAATACGAGCGCATTCAGAACGAGGTGCTCTCTCGCGTGTCGGTGCGGTTCCCCGATGCGAACGAGGTCGACGCGAACGCCGCGCGGAACCTCGGCGAGATCTTCACGGGGCACCCGTTCGAACTCGGGCGGCTAGTTCTCTTCG